TAATGAATTAGCCACTAATTTTCCAGCATTTGCATTTTCGATAGCCTTGCCATCAAGATCAATTAAGTTAAAGTTTAAATCAATTTTCATTTTGTTTTTTGTTTTGTTTTTTGTGTTGTAAATGTACTAAATTTTATGATTGCCACGGAAGCCCATAATTCACAATCGGAGGATTTAAAAAGTTCTCTATCTGTGCATCTAAATTCGCTTCGATTGCTTCAGTATCTAGTCCAGCTTCTAACCATCCTTCGACCATTTCTTTCGTTACTTCATCGTAAGGAGTGAAGCTCGCTTCGTGTGGTGCATCCACCGATAAAGCTCCGTAAGTGTCAGCCGTAAAGTCTTCGTGTTGCTTTTGTGCTCTGTAATGAATTGTAGAAATTACTTTGTCCATTCCATCAATGGATGGGATAGAGTCTAATTGAGATATTACCCAAGTGAATGCCATATTATTTATTTTTTAATGTTTGAATCTCTGTTTCTAATTCTATTACTTTATTTTGTAAAGCTATAATTTTAGCATCTTCTTCTTTGATTGCTTGTATCATTACTGGAACAATTTTGGAATAGTCTACGGATTGCATTCTTTCGCCATCTTTTACACCAGTTACCGCATAAGGTAAAACCTCTGAAAGCTCGTGAGCTAAAACTCCGTCCATTCTACTATTATCTGTTTTCCATTGGTAGTTATAAACATTAATTTTATTAACTAAATCAAGTCCATTTATTGGTTTTAAATCTTGTTTTAGTCTATAATCAGAAGATGTATTGTAAGAAGTTGCTGAGCTTGTCACATTAATTGTGCCTACTTCAACACCTGCTCGCCTCCATGATATTAAAATTCCGTCTGTATTTCTACCTATTATATTATCACTACCACCATTATTTAGAAAAAATCTTCCACCACCGCTAAAATTGCAACCCGTAGTTGTATTATTTTGACCAGGATTCCCTGAAGTTACTCCTACTAATAAACTTCCATCGCTAGTAATCCGCATACGTTCGGTAGAAGAAGTTCCAAATACCAAAGGAACTGCACTTTCAGTAAATAAATTTACTCCGCTTGTAGTTGTATAAGCATCATAGCCTAATCTAAATGTAGTGCCACCTTTTGTACTTACAAGGTCACTTGTTAATTCAATTCCTCCGACTACGTGTAAAGCTCTATTCGGCGAATCCGTTCCGATGCCTAAGTTACCACCAGTAGTAAGCACCATTTTATTAGTGCTATATCTAAATACTAAAGAACCAGATAAATAATCTGATTGCGTACCTAATGTCCAAGGTGTGCCACCGCTTCCTGACAATAATCTATATTGAGCAAAACTTCCTGCTGCAGTTTCTACTAATGAAACTACATCTCCCGAACCTGTAACGTGTAGCTTTTGACTTGGCGAAGTAGTTCCGATGCCTACGTTGCCAGAGGAAGTAATCCGCATACGTTCTGATAAACTACCACCTCCAGCAGTACCGCTATAAAAAGATAATTCACTACCGCCTAATAAAAACTCTCTAAAGCCATCTGCTACACTATAATTAGCAACATTTAAAATGTTTGTTCCTCCTGATATTACTCTTAAATTAGAGCCACTTCCAGCATTTACAAATAAACTCGTTGCCGTAACACTACTCGAAAACGTGGCTGAATTATCATAATTTAATTTTAATGCAGCCGTAGTATTAGGATTAGCTCCTCCATTTGGAGAAGTATAAAAAGCAAGATTAAAGCTATAATCTGCATTTGTGCTATTTTGTTTTTCTAAACTAATTCTACCAAATGATAAAGGAGAACCTCCATTTGTGTAAACACCTTTAAATAGAATGCTTCCACCTACTCCCGCTGCTTGAGTAGTTGAATCTGAAACTGTCAAAGCATCTTTTCCAGCAGTTACAAACGTAGCACTTGTACCGCTTAAAGCTCCCGTAAAATTACCAGTTCCTACTACGTTTAATTTATAAGAAGTAGAAGCAAAATCGCCTACGTTTAAATTGCCATTTAAAAAAGCATTACCTCCGTTATTAATAATGAAATAACTGCCTCCGCTAGTCTGACCTCTAAAGATTTCCCCACTACCCGAAAGAGTAGCCCAAAATCCATTAGCTGCACCCGATGCTTGAGCTACTACTGCATAAGAACTAGTTGTAGAAGCAACCGCAGTAAATTTATTCGAAGTCGTTACATCTGCACCTATTGAAACTCTAGTTCCGTTATCGTAAATAATAGAATCAGTAATAGTAGAAGTGCCATTAAATTTGGCTATTATACCGCTAGTGCCAGTTCCCGTAACTGGATTTGTTAATAAAGGTTGATAAGAACTTAAATCAGAAGTTAAGGCAATAGTACCTGTGGCATTAGGGAAAGTGTAAGTTTTAGAAGCACTTGGAAAAACTAAATTCATATCGAATGTAGTTGATGTAGGTGTTACTCTAATTCTTAACTCATTTGTATTATAAGTTTCTAATAAAATACCATTTGCACTACCTGATTTAATTCTTAATGCTGAATCAACTCTTAGTATTCCACTTAAAGTCCCACCTGTCAAAGGCAAATAATTAGCTCCATCCGCAGGTGTATAACCTAAAACCGTTGCAATGCTTTTATTTTTCCAAAGGCTAGTTGATGATTCATAAAAAATACCATCATTATTAGCAACCGATGAAATTGCTACATCGTGAATTTCATCTAATTCATATCCATTTTGAATCTTAACCTCAATTTGTCCTTGAGTCGGATGTGAACGAGTAATTACACCGATATAAACTAAGTGAGCTGGGGCTAATTGCTTAGTCGTTGTATAAGTTCCAGCCGTTGTAGATGAAAGATATAATTGCGCACCCTCAGTAAGTGCCGATGTATCCAATCCAGTTATATCTCCAACACAAACGACATAGCCATTTGCATTATTTGCGATATTCGCTTGGCACATTCCAAACGTTTGTGCAGAAGTAGAATCTCCCGTAGCAATAGCTTTTGAAACCGTTGGTTTGTTTCCTGTTGCTCCGCTAATATAAACGATTGTGCCTTTTGTTAAAGTTGCTCCTGTTGTATTTCTTACTTCACGAACCAAAGTGCCTGCTTGACCTGCAACTGGGAATGTGATTAATGAGCCATCTCCTGCAATGTATTGAGTTGTATCTCCTGTCGGATTATTAAACTTTGCATTTAAAGCATTTTGTAAATCCGTTTGAGAGCTTAACGTTCCCGTAATTGCTCCCCAAACCGCACTAGAATCTTTAATCTCAATGTAAGCCGAACCACTCCATCTATAAATAAGATTAGTATCTAAAACGACATAAATCTTACCCGTTTCTCCGGTAGTTGGAAGTGCCAAATAAGTAGCAACTTCTACGATATCGTCTACATAGCTAGGTAGTTGAGAAGAAGGTACTTTGCCATCTACTAAGTCAGCCTTTAAATTTAAAGCGTTTTGTAAATCAGTTTGATTTGAAAGAGTTCCATCTATATCTCCCCAATTAATACCAAAGTTACCCGTTAAGGAATTGATATTAATCTCTACTACGGTAGGAGTTACGTTTAAAACTATGTCCTCTCTATTGTCTATAATATTGACATCTATAATCTCATCATTCGGTTGAGCCGTGATTTCAATCGTATTTGTAGTTTCGGTAACTATGATGTCTATAATATCTTCCATTTCTTAGCGTGTTACTTCTGGTGTTACATTAAATCCTCCTTTTACGTATGTCTTTACTTCGCCACTAGATAAAGTAAATTGAATATCATATACGTAATTAAAAACTTCTATGTCGATAATTTGAGCATTGATTTTAAATTGTCCCGCACTAGCGTTAGTAATTGTAATACCCGCACTAGATACGGAGGTAAGAGATAATATCGCCGAGACATCGCTATACGCTTTTCTAAGTTGCATTTTGATTGTAGCACCTGTTAAGTTAATAGCCGTGCCATTTTTTTTAACTTCAAAAGCTACTTCGTTAAATGTATCGCCTTTTGTATGCGTGAAATTAAGAGCCATTTTCTATTTTATTAAGGTAAACCTTTAGTTTTTTAACGTTCGTGTCTTTAGTGGCATATTTACCCCTAGAGATACCAGCCACCGAAGTCCGCTTGTTTGTCTGGGAACATATCTGCATTGTTGTTCGTATTATATTCAGGAAATTGAGACTGATTAAACGACATATAATCTATAAATCTGCGAGTGTAATGCTCTGCGATTGATCTTTCCTTTTCAATTAAAAAATCTATCTCATCCTTTTCAACGTTTTGTGCATTTTCAGATGAGTGTTTAAATACACCTTTACCTGCAAATGTATATGCTGAGAATGGCATAAACTCTACCATTGACCAATGAATTACCATCGGTTTAATATACACGTTTAATAAAGTCAAGTAAGGATTAGCAAGATTTCCTGCAACGATTCCATCATTGATTTTATTAAACAATTTTGTGCCTAAATAATTTTGTATGTGGATATCTTGAGCCACTTTAATCCATTGGATAAAGCGATCCGTGTCAATGTTACCATTTAACGCAGTAAACTTAACTAAATCCTCACGAGTTATAAATAATGCTTGTGCCATTTCTTATTTAGGTAAAAATCCTTGATTCGGCATATTGATTGGTTTCTCATATACTTTCATCGGATTAGTTGGTAAAATCTCTCCTGCTTTACGAGCTTGAGCTGGTGTAATTTGTTCAGCACCTTTTCTTCTAGGATCCGTAAAACGCTTATAAGTTTCACGAGTCCAGAAATGATGGCAAGCTCCGCCTCCTTTATAAAGAAATATGTCGTAAGTATCAGCTCCTCTAGGACCCCAACCTTCATTAGTTTTAGGATTGTTTCCCATACGAATAATATCTTCTTTACGATATAACTTATTAGCAGAAATCATCTTTTTGCAAAACTCACGAGATTTATCCGTAATATCTCCGCTATATCTGTAACGAGATGCAAACAATTTTCCATCTTGCTCTGATTTTAAGTCTGGTCTCGCAACTCCAGTAGTTACAAACTCCCAAACTTTAGACATAATAGATTTAGTCGGATTGTTTAGAGCGTCTAATTCTGCATCTAAGCGTTCTTCATCTTCATATGAAACTGGTCTAGCATCAATCAATTCCCATTCGTTAGGATCCATTTCTGCACCAAATTCTTCGACATCTAACTCATCAATATGAGAAGATAATTTTACACCTGTTTCTTCTTCCATTGTAGCAGAATCCATTACAGGATTTTGGTCAATAAATTCCAAAGGTTGTAAAGTCTTAAAGTAAAGGTTTAATGTTACTCCGTTAAATGCTAAGATTTGATCTAATGCCTCAATGACTCTATGTTGCTTTGGTCTGATAACCAAGTTATCAAATAAAATAGACGCATTCTTTAATTCATCTGCATTTGAGCTGAATCCATTGTTAGATGGGATACCAAATAGCAATCCAGATGTGATTGAGTGACCAAGTAAAATCTTGCCTCTTGATTCTTCGCTTAGGTATTGATAATGAGCAGGAGCATCATTTAAAGGAACTGAATCAATCGTAGTTTTCTTAGTTTCATCGCTATTGAAAGCAACTACAATCTTCGCTCCATTAGATCCTGAAAGTTTACGCTTAACATCTGAAGCGATTAGGCTTTGCTTCTCTTCATCTGGTACTCCGTTGTTGAAGTTAATTACAGATGTAGGAGAGAATCCATTTTGAACATCGTTAATT